TAAGAAAATTGCTTGATGCCATACCAATTTCAGCGGCTTTTTTGTTCATCGCATTGACAAATGCGAAAACGCATTCGGAATCTGTGTAAATCCCCTGCCCTGAATCGTCCTCAGAAAGGACATTGCCATATACGTCATATATCATTGCTGCGCCCTCCGTTTATAATGCAGACCACCACAGTGAGCCATTGACATAGATTTTTGTCTTTGCGAGGTTTAGTTTCCCGTTGTAAACCAAATTCCGCACAACGCCAAACCCGACTGCGTACCCGCCAATGATTGGAGCAGAAGAAGTCGTTAGCCACTCAATCGGCCATGTATTCCCGCCATCGTCTGATGCTCTAATGCCATATTTGGCACCATCAAAGAAGAGTTCCAGCAAATACACAGTATTTGACTGTAGTCCAATCCCGGTGCCACCACTACCGATTGAAATGTTCCAACTTGCTCCATTGCTTGACAAGTACGGGGTATACCTAGTATTGTTGATTTCTAGCAATAAAGACCTATAGCTGGAATTGTTGGAATCTACAGAACCAAAGACATCCTGGCTCCCGCTATGCGAGTCTGGAGTTTGAATTTCCGTCCTAATTGTCCACGTATCAGAGCCGGGTGCGAACAGTTTATTTGTTTTTACAAACCCGCCATTACTCTGAGCAGGGATTATCCAATCCCCATCAAACACAGGATTCCCAACCACAACATAGTTTTTTCCCGTTACGGCAACATCAAACGTGGTCGTTTTACCACCATAGCTCACAGTGATGGTACTAGTCCCCTTTGCCAGCGTCCCGCTCAGCGTGTAATCCTCAGCCGCCACAGTCTCCGTGGAGCTGTCGGAGTACACAGCAGTGACCACCAAATCCGCTTTGAGGCTGTCGAGGCTGTCTGTGGTATAAACCTCGCCGCTCTGGGTGTAGACCGCGGAGATGGAGGAAACTGCCGACATCGCTGTCACGGTAATAACCAAATCTCCAGTCACATTTGGGATATTAATCGCTCCGTTTGAATAAAACCCTGTCACATCAGTCCCTCCCATCGTTATGCTGACAGTTGCCCCGGTTAAAGTACATCCAGGATCTGGTGAAATAATTGCAGTATATGCTACTCCAATCTTTGCAGTTGCTGACGTATTAGAGGAATAGCAATTGGTAAGTAAATGCGTAACATTTACAAAATTACCATAGAATGAATCATATAAATCCTGATAATAGTCTTCGCCATGCTCATCAATATAGGCAACTTTTCTTGCTAACTGTAAGAGAGCACTTTTTGTGGCTTCTGTAAGTCCGTTATCAGGCTTATTCTCCAAAGCATTATAGTCATACTTTTGAATTGAGCCGTCTTTAAGAAATCCAGTTACGCTCATAAGTATATCCTTTCACATAATTAATCTCATTTTAAAATACAGTTATCTGAAACATTATATGCCCAGTTGGATGTTATCTATTTCTCTTAGGTGCCAGGTATAAATGCTTGACTGGTGACGTCAACTCCGCCCATCATAACGGTTACCGAGTTTATTATTTTACCACTGTCGGGAGTTAAATCCATATGGAAGCTATTACCAGCGATCACCTCAAAATCGTCATTGGCAGAAGATACTCCTGTTAAGCTCGAAGTAACTGAATAATAATCTCGGAGTGGAGAAAATGCTTGGTTAGTAATATCAACACCGCCCATAATAACTTGCACACGGTTAAGCACTAACCCGTCATTAGCCGACAAATCCATATGAAAACTGTTTCCGGCAATGACCTTGGTATCATTATTGGACGTGGCGACATTGGTCAGGCTTTTAGTTACTGAATATACAGGGTCGACTTCCAGCGCTCCATCAATAACATTACCAGCAGCGTCATGCGCAGTATACCCAGATCGTAAAGCTGACGCTGTAATGGTGTCACTTGTTAAGTCTATTAAAACTGATCCATCCGCCAGTTGAACTTTGCTATTAGCCATATTTCGGAAGCCACTCCTTCCATTTTGAATTTTTATACTGCTCCGATTGTTACAGTCTTACCGCCAGCAGCATTGTCGGAGTAAGACACAGTGATCGCCGCCACAGTCACCTGAGAAAGGCAGTTATAGCCCGTGTCAGGAGAAATAACCTGGGCAGCGAACGTCGGGGTGACGCTCTTGGCCTGAGCATTCATGTCTTCCTGACCGGACATGGAACCCTCGACCCCAAGAATCGTGATACCCTGGCGAATGTTAGTCTCAATAAGCTTTGCCTGCTCAGCCGCAGCAATAGAGACCTTGCCAGAGCCGTCATGATAGCCCTGAGGAATAGTGTATTCCTGAGCTTTGGCGGAGATCGTGCCTGTTACGCCACCTCTGTTGGGCATAGTACCGGTCAGCTGAGTACCACGGGCATGAGCGGTTTTTCCCGAAAGAATCTCACCAACCGCAGCAGTGTCCTCGCTGGTGTCACTATCAAAAGTACATGTACCAGTTACAGGAGCGCCGTCTTTACCATGGGCAGTGTAGCCATCGAGAAGATGAGCAGCATCAACAGTATCGCTTGTTAAGTCGATAAGGACCTCGCCGGATGCGAGGACAACTTTAGAATTATAAGTATTAGGCATTGAATATTCCTCCAATGTAAACAGTCGTTCCGCCGGCCGGGTTCGATACTTTGCTTACGTAGATCGGCTCAACTTCGACGTTTTCCTTCATCATTTTGTCTTTCGTCTCTAATTCCTGAGACTCAAATTTAGGGATTGCAGTATAGGGACCATCATATACAGAATACTGATGGTCCCCTATCTTTCCCGATATACTTCCAGTTACTTTCTGGGCTATGGTTAGCGTACCGGAAACAACTTTATTTGCATTTACTGTGCCATAAATTTTTTCAATAGAGGCCAAGGTTGACAACTCAATCAACCTCCTCCGTCAACTTGAATTTTGCTTTGTCGATAAAGGTATCAACATCGCCATTTGCGTAGGTGATCTGAAGATCATAAACATAAGAAGAAGGCTGAGGTAAATTCTTCGTGTCTTCCGGATCGAGCTTAAGAATAAGTGTGTCGTTCGGGATTACCTTGAAAAGGATCGGCTCAGCATCACCATAGCTTTCCTTCATAGCAAAACGGACCTCATCAGAATCAGCTGGAATATAAGTATTTCCCTCCGAGTCAAGAAGCTCAAGTTGCACTTTTACAGTGTCGCCTCTTGTAGCTATTATCGTGGTGCCGCTTACTTTTACAGACATCGTGTAGCACCTCACTTATTCGACAATTAATAAATTATCAAGTTTAGCCTGCAAAGCTTCTAGTTGCTCTTGCAGTTCATCTTTTTTATTCTGCAACTCAATAATGGCATCCTGAATCTCGTTCAGGTTTTTAGCCATAATGGGAGTTTGCTTATCGGTGTAAACAACTTTTCTAAGGCTCATCGTTTTTCTCTCCCATTTTGAATTTTAGGAAGCAGCGCGAGCAGGACGGATAAGAATAATTCCGGAACCGCCATTACCGCCAGAAGTATGACTTCCGCTGCCGGAAAAACGGCCAAATCCGCCGCCACCACCAGCTCCACTATTTGCTAACCCAGGACCACCATTGGTGTTAATATTGCTACTTCCAGCACCAGCATTCTCGCCGCCAGGCTGTCCAGGGGCATTGGCACTAGGATTATTTGTACTGGATTGCCCACCGCCACCGCCACTAGAACCGTATTTTCTCGCGGGGTAGATTAAATTGCTAGCATCTCCAAATGCATATACGCCATCAGTTCCAGGATCTGCGGCATGTGCGTCTCCGCTATATATGCCTCCAACAGAGCCACGACCACCTTCGACGAACGCGGCATCCGAAGATACTTCCATAAGCGTATCAAAGCTTGTCGTGGCGCCATTTGACTGTCCAACATTTACAGAATATGTGCCCGCAGGGATGCTAGTTCCAGTCCAAGTCTGATACTTTCCGCCATTACCGCCAGCACCCCCGGCAGAGTCGCCATCTGCACCGTTTCCTCCGTTTTCACCGGCATTAACCATGAACACATCAACATTGTTCAAAGCTTTGTCGAGAACCAATGTCCCATTAAGAAGAAATGCAACTTCCCAATCAGATCCTTCTTTGACATAAAGCATGCCGTTTGCGGTGTCGAAATGGAAATCGCTCTCAGATCCACCTCCACCACCAGGAGTAGTTCCTTCACTGTTGCTGATTTTCACATCCACATTAGTAATGTTGCCATCGCCATCGACTGTGAGGATAGCCCATTCCACTTCATAATACTGGCCATTACCAGTATTAATGTTTTCCTTTCGAAGAGCAGGGTATGTTCCGCCACTGGCAACGTCAAGACGGAAATTAAACTGATGGAATTCAGTTTTGGTGGCAGACTGAGTCAGGTCAATAACACCAGTCAGCCTTACAGTAGTCGAACGAATTGTATCCGGAATAGTGATCTGCTCAGAGCCAACGATCTTGGAGAGCCGTCCGGCAAGCACAAACATACCGCTAGAAATTGTCAGCACATTACGAAGCTTGCTGACACCACAGCCGGACAGGATGCCATCGCTGATAAACATCTGGAATAAGGCGGCATGGTCTTCAGCTGAGACCTTCTGATTCTGGTAAATTACTCCCTGAATCGCCATAATGATCCTCCTTAACTGATCTTCTGGACTTTCTCAGTGAGAGTGGTGGCCAGATCACCACATTTGTATAAATATCTATTAGAAGACGAAGAGAGATAGGCTGAGATAACCGCCGACTGAAGCAACTCTCCGTCAATCACGAAGTTGACAGTGTCCCACAGATAGTAGGTCTTGTCACTATAAAACTCTATTTTATGGCTCGAAATATTCTTCTTAAACTCTTCCGAAGCTTTCTCTCTCGGATCATCATTTTTTCCAATTTGCAGATAGATCCAATCCCCTTCTGCTCGGTTCTCAGGTATAGTTTCAGAAATATCACCAGACTTGGACAAATAATATGTTGTATTGGTGTAAACTCCTGAAGTATCAGTGGCTTTGAGAACGGTGATCTTGGCAGTCTTTACTCTGCTGAAGTTCTCAGTTTCGAGAGTCGCATGGCCATCATTGAATACAATATTGTGCGGGACTGTGATTGGGGAAGAAATATCAATGATAAGCTTAGGGCCATCAATCTCAAATCGGAACAGTACACCCTTCTTTCGAGCTTCAGCAATGACATCGGTGAGAGAGAATAACCGAGTATCTGTAAGCTTCGGAGGCTCAAAAGGCGTAATATCTTCTGAACTGACCACAATATACGGCAACTCATATGCAGGATCTTCGCAAGTGAGAAAATGGTTCTCAATAATATCCATGATAAAGTCGCCGTAGCTGGTCTCGACTGGCTCTTCGGGATAAGGAATCTGTCGGGAGAATATATTTGCCATATCGGAAACGGTCAGCTCCACATTGCCATCCTTAGGCGAAGACTCGTCGACCAAATATAGATGGTTATCGAAATAAACATAATCCCTCGAGAAGTCCTTTCGGCCCTCAAGAGGGATTATGATTGTGCCTCGTTCGTGAGTGGAGGCCATGATCGGCACATCCCACGCCTGGGCAAATGCCTTGTATGTCGTCTTGAATGTCTTATGATCCTTGACGTACATGATCATGGCTTACACCCCCCTGTAATAAACGTAAAGAAGCATAGAAGCCTCGCCAAGAATCGACTCTCCGGAGAGAACGACCTCGCAAGGCTCTGAAAGCGGAACCCTGAAGAATGGGTTCTTGGTGATGTCGATCGAGTCGATCAGATCCGTCTCCGTTCCATCTGCTGCGATCTTCTTAATGTAAGAATCCTGCTCAGCCGTGGAGAATTCGATGGTATCTGTCTGTACAAACGACCCGGTGATAGCGCAAACGCCATACTCCTTCCGGGTCGACATTCCTCTCAAAGTAAACTCAGGATTTGTAACCTGGCCTTTGAAAGTTATCTTCATTGCGGAAGGAATATGGCCTTTTGCAGTGATTTCTGCGGTGTAATCACGCATGCCGACGCCATAAATAAGGTCATCGGTATAATAGTAATCAAACCGCATCGCATTGTCTTCCTGGTCTCCGCCAAAGTTGATGTGGATAGGAGCCGGAAGATACCACGGAGTCAACGGCACAATTGTAGTAGCGCACTGAAGACTCGCATATTTATCGAGCTCCGATTTTTCAATAGACCGGATCTCGATTCGCTTGTAATACTCGTTGGAACCGTAGGGACAGTAAACGAAATAGAGTTCCTCGGCCGAATAGATCCAGTCGAGGAACTTCTTATATCGTTCGTAAGGCGATTCGATAGTGATGTTTGGAACATCGCCGACAATCGCAATGCCGACTATGGCTTCGCCAGCTAATGCACGGCTTCCGTCATATTGAACCAGCATTTCGCCAGGTTCGAAAACCAGAGTAAAGGTAGTCTCCTTCTGCGAAACACCATCCTTAATACGCATGAAGAAACCTGAGCCAGATTCGCCATAGTCATGACTGTACTCGATTCCGAGTCCGTCAGGCTCATAAAGGAAGATGCCGGTCTCATTGTTTAATGGTATCCGCTCTCCCTTCTGATCCTCGATGTAGAATTTTCTCATAAGCCCTCCATACGTCCAAGCCTACGGTTCATGCTGCCGGCAAGGACTTTACCATCCAGGTAGATATCTCTACCATTTTGAATTTCCCGAAGAATCTTCCAGCTCACGTCAACCAGCTCGGCAACTTCATCACTTTGACTAAGTGCGCCGGCATCCAACTGAGCAGCAAGAGCCTGTCTCTGCGTAAACATGCTGTCGATCGCCATAGCACCGCTCTGCACATCAGTCAGATCCAGCACAGGACGGATCGTCATACTCACAACCAGCTCGCCGTTAAGCAACTGTGACAGGTAATCCAGAGTTGCTTCGGCAGACGCGGCAACAGAACTTGCCAGATCGTCGCTGATATTGGCCGCGGGATCGATCCAACTGGCAAGGCCCTTTACAAAGCCCTCTCCGGTAAATCCGCCAAGCTTCTGCATGACGCGGGAAGGCGAAGCAATCCGTAATGCACGCCGCATAGCCTGAATAGTTGCCTCGGAAAGCTGCCAAGCAACAGACTGGCCTTTATGAATGTTCTCCCGAATGCCCTGAACAAAGCCGTCGACTAAGAACCGGCCTGCATCTTTGTATTTAACTGCTTGAGTGTCACCCTTAATAAGGGATGCTACTGCGCCAACAATTGTATCGGCCACTGCTGGCCCGCCAAGAGTTGCAGCAGTCTCCATCTCTCCGTAAAGCGCGTCGATAGCCTTGACTCCCTGGCTTGTAATGGTGGAGTAATTATCCTTCATCCAAGTAAAGAAGTCAGTGAGGTTCTGATAGTTTGCGCCTTCTAATGCATTCGAAGCTTCTTTAAAGTTTGTCGCGCTTGTTTGTATGTCAGTAGCAAAAGCTTTTAGCAAACTTCCACCACTTTGCAAGTTATCAAGCCTTGTTTCGGCTGCCGCAAGATCCAGCACAGCTGCTGAGAATGTTGCAAAAGAAGCAATATCCATCTCGGCAATGGCATTTGAAAATCTAGTAAATCTAGGAGCTATAGTCTCCAAAATCGTTGCGAGATTTTCAATGCCACTTGTTTCGCCTGTTTCTCTGGAATACACCAAGCCACCAAGGACATTGATGCTATCTTCATTAGTCTTGAAGAGTTGGGCAATACCAACCAGCTTTTCAATAGCCGTCTTGCCTTTGTCCATGCCGTCCATGTTCAAAGTAGACATTTCTTCGGCGAATTCTTTAAGGCTGGATGTGATTCCTTTCTTACCGCTAAGATTTGCTCCTATTTTGAAATCGCCAATCTGAAGACCGGCTTCGAAACCAGAATCACTAAACGCCGAGAAGAAATCACCAAGGCTCTGAGCTTCGGTAGTACGCCCAGACCAGAAATTAGATTCGGTCTTTGGCAAAAGTGCATTGGCGACATCAACCATTGCCTGAATAGCGCCGGCAACATTACGAATGTCTTGCTCTTTGTCAGCAATTGCCGGAGCAGCAGTGGCAAAATCTGAAAGATCCGGAATTATAGCCTTTAATTCGGAAGCAAACTGGCCAAGAGTTACAGGCTTGCCAAGAACTTCGTCAATCCATCCATCAGTTCTTCCAAGACTATTTGCCACATCGGCCATAGCTTGAATGGCGCCAGCAGCAGCTTTGACTTTGTCATCATGATAAGCGATACTATCTTTCTCGTTCATCTTTTGAGCAAAGCCATTTAGCTTATCTGCCGCCGTATCCATCTCTTCCGCAAACTGGCCGAGAGTTACAGGTTTACCAATGGCCTTCTCAATCAAGCCACCAGTTCTGCCGAGGTTTCTTGCGACATTGGACAATGCCTCAATTACTTCAGCAGCAGGCTTAACAGTATCGCCATCAACTCCAGCCGTATCCTCAGCAAACTTTTTAAGTGCCGGACCAATTTCTCCAACTTGCCCGGCAAATGTAGCAAGATCAGTTCCTTGGCCGATGAATCTTGCAATACCATCGAGAATCTCTGCAGCAGTAAGGGCCAGAATAGCTTTGCCGAAAGACTCAAGTCCAGCCATTTTGCCTTCGTCAATTTCAACAGTGTTGATCTCAGAAATGCCTTCCTTGATTCCGCCAAGGAAAGTCTTAATATCATCGCCCCAACCGGCTAAGGAATCAAATACAACATCACCAAAACCAGCAGCCAATCCGCCAACAAGACCACCAAGAGCAACACCAATGGACACCATTACTTCCTTGGCAACTTCCATGTCTGCAAGAATATCTGTGCCATTATCTTTTGCCCAGGTTACCAGCTCGCCAATTCCAACCATAGCAGCCATAAGAACTGCAATGATTCCAACAAATGCGAGAGAACCCATGAAACTTTCGCCAGCTCCGAGTTTGCCAATTAGGGCAATTGCTGCAACGGGAGCAGCTAAGGCCAACATAACTTCAGCCAAAGCTGTGGCCATGGCAACCATGCGACCAGCATCGATATTTCTCGAGGCAAGAATACCTAAAGCTAATGCTATTGGAGCCAATACAGCAGAAATAAAGAACACAAGCCTAAAAGAGTCTTTAATACTTGGAATCTCCATTCGACTGATAATAGGCATCACAAATCCTAAAACCAGCAAAACGCTCGCCATAGAAATAACTGCAGCCATTAGCCCTTTAGGATCTTGCTTGGACAAAGCCGATAAAGCAACGGCTATTCCAATCATCATGCTGACTGCAAATATCATATTTGAAAGGATCTTTGCTGGAATAGTTTGGGTACTACCTTTATTAATTGCATCGATGGCGAACGCTAAAACAATTAATGTCGCGCAAATAGCTTTTGCCGCAGCAAGAACACCTTCTACCGGCATAGAAGCTAAACCAGCAAGCGCTCCAGCTATAAAGACAAACATTGCAATAGACAATACCAATCCTTTAATATTTGTATCCTGAAGAGAATTTGATGCAATTCGCATTCCGATAGCAAAAGCAAGGATTATGCCGATTAATGACAATGTAGCGCCCATGAGATTGCCGGCATCTATTCTTGTCAAAACAAATAATGATGCGACAATAAAAACAATTAAACCAACAATCCCAGCAATATTTTGCCATTTGGCATCAGCCAAGGCATTTCCTGTAAGTCTAAGAGCGCTACCAAGAACCAAAAGGACAAGGCCTAGCATCATGGCCCCAGCCAAAATCTTGGAAAAATCTTGGTGTGCTAAAATAACTAGTGCGCCAACAATCGCCAGTATCATAAATGCCATTCCGGCTATTGCCCCGCCAGTTTGAGGCTTAATCCTAGATGCAGCGAGCAGCACGACGGACATCATCAGCATAATTCCGCCAAGTACGCCAAGAGCATATTCAGCTTTTGGCCCAATTAACGTCAAAAGTAAAAGTGCCCCGACTATTGTGCCAATAGCTGCTCCGATAGCAAATATAGCCACGGCCATGCTGAGAATGCCCTTTACGCCATCCTTCTTAAATAACCTGGAAATTCCAGCAAGAACCGCCAATGCCGCAACCAAGCCAATAAGTACAAGAGCGGCTTTCCCCAATGCACCACTGTCGATTTTGGTTAATTGCTGCACAGCGAAAGCTATTAAAAGAATCGTAACGCCTATCGACAATATAACAGCAGCGACCTGCCATAAGTTCTTACCGATGTCCTTAAGAACCAAACTGGCTACAAATAATGCGGCAGCGATGCCAATAAGACTTGCCGCAATTATTTTTATGTCATCGCCGATCGTTATGGATTCTATTTTGAATTCTTCAAAAGCTTTTTTGATCGTATCTATTGAATAGACAATAAGAAGCACCGCAGCAACTAAAGCTAAAAGACCCACACCTGCTTGCATTAGAGCATTTCCGCCAAGAGATAATACGGCCGAACCAGCAACAAGAATCACAACGACTCCGAATAAAGCAATCAAAGAAGATTTTATCTTCTCCCAATCACCTATTTCGGAAATCTTTTTCAATGCCACCGATAACAGCAGAGCAGATACGGCAATTGCCAACATGGCTCCTATCGACTTAGCAACGCCTTTAGGATTTGACAAATCTTTCTTTGCTAAGATCCCTTCAACGGCACTAAGTGTCAATGCAAATACCAAAAGCCCACCAGCCAATATTCCTAAAGTGATTCCAACTCTACCAAGATCCTCTTTAGGAATCTGAGCCAATAAGAACAATGCGCCTGCGAGCATAAGAATTGCAGTAGCTATTCTTTTAACAGCAAGCCCTTTTGAAAGCTTTTTAATCGAATCTGGGAAAGTATTCATAAAATCGCTAAGACTGCCAAGAGTTTTAATAATTTTATGAATAGTAAGTGCTAGCGACAAAATCTTAACAACGGACGCAACACCAATTACATCCCCGATTATTCGGCCAATGTCTATATGCTTAATTTGCCATATAAATTCATTGATGCGTTCTTTTAGCCATGCAAAAGCCGCAGTTAATCCACCTTCTCGAATATACTCAGTAAGAGATGTGGATAATTCCTTAACTTTATTGGAAAATGTGTTGACAGAATTAATCAACCAGTCGACAATCCCAGTAGGAACAATCGTGTTGTTCCAGAAGTCAACAAACTTTCCGCCAAGAGAACTGAGATCCGCCCAAAGCTTCTTACAATACTCCCAAACCGACGCTAAAGCAGGCCCGAGCCAAGTTAAAGCAGCATTTGCAGCAGACGTGGCTGCATCTGCGAATTCACCAAGAGCTTTGCTCGCTTTAACAAAGAAACCATCAGCATTCTGGGAAATATAAGTGTCAATCATCGACACAAATTCGTCAAGTTTCTTAGTTGCATTGTCAATATAAGGCTTGGCGAATTCTTTTACTGTTGCATAGAAGCTATTGAGTAATCCAACAAGTTTCTCGACAACCGGAAGTTTGGTAAGCTTGCCGACAAATGCTCCGACCTTATCGGCCACCCAAGTCAATGCGTCAGCTACTTTGTTGGCAATTCTTTCAAGAACGCTTAGAACGCCATTGAACAAATCTGACTGAAGGATCGCGTCAACAATCGTACTGGACATCCTGCCAAGCGCCGAAGTAATAGATCCAACAATCTTGGCAATAGGAACCAGCAATCTGGTGAAAGGCAGTGCTATTTTGAATAATGCGGAGGTGACAGTGCCAGTAAGCTTGAAGATTGCAAAGATGCCTTCAAAAGTTTCACGAAGGCCTTGCATGTTCTTGTCCACTTGGGCATTATGTTTGTTAGCCTCAGCGATTCTATCTCGATACTCACTTACATCAACACCGGCTTTTTCAAGTGCAGCAAGATCCTTTGGATCAATGATAGCCCCAATGTCAATCTTAGTTGTAAAGTTTCGCCATTTGCGAGTAAGATTCTCGAGCTTTTCAGTCACGCTGATCAAATGATCAGAAGTAAGCGGAGGAATTACCTTGGCAAAGGTTTCGGCAACCGCTTCGCCAATCGACATGACGGAAGCCCAGGCATTGCGAATAGAGTCAATGAAATCGGCATATCCGCCGCCTTTATGCCACTCAGTTAAAAGCTCGGCCAATGCCGTAGTAGGTGCCGAGAAGACTGTGATCATGGCATCAGCCACTTCGGTCCAGAATACCTTGGCTTCCTCGTAGTTACCAAAGATCTGTTCGAAGATGTTGGCCCAACCAGATGCTACGGCTTCCTTAGCAGCTTCAACGGCATCAGTGAATGACTTGGCCTCATAAGCAGCCTGGAATGCAGCATTACCAAATTCAGTTGTTCTATCACCATAAGCCTTGAACAGCTCGACCATGACTTCTTTACTAAGCCATCCGGTAGAAAGGCTGTCCCTAAAGCCCTGAACTTGAGGATTTGCCTTCTTAAATGCCGCGGCCATCTCATTCGAAGCCCGGCCATCATCGATCATTGCCTGAGCGATTTCGATGGCCTTCTCTTCAAACTCAACAGTGTTCATATTAAGAAGCTCAATAGACTTCCAGTCCTGAGCTCTCAATGCACCGGAGGACATTGCCTGAGAAAGGTTGTAAAAAGCAGGAGCTGCTTTACTTGCGGAAACACCGGCAGATGCCGCCCAGTTAGCAATACCTTCTGACATCTTTTCGGCATCTTCCAGAGCAACACCCGCGCCAGTGAATTTACTGATAGCATCGATCATCTGATCGAAGCTATAACTGGTTTGGTCAGTATACCAGGTCAGATCGTCAAGCGAAGTATTTACTTCATCGATCGTCTGCCCGGTAGCGTGCATAATAACCTGCACAGCCTGGGTCTTTGCTTCATACTTGGACCAGCCCTTCTGGACCTGGCCGATAGTAAGATCTTTTGCCCAAGCAATAGCAAAGTCTGCCGCTCGATTTGTCAGGTTTCTAAGAACCTGATCTCCAATGGTGCCAAATACAGAGATCTTATTTGTAATCTGATCCATAGACCTGGAAATATCACTGAGGTCAACAGATTTGGCAGCCTTATCTAAATCTTTAAAACTGTTGGAAGCGTTTTTAAGATCCAAGCTTTTGTTCAGACTATCAAGAGTCTTAATGGTGTTTTGCGCGTTCTTTTCGAATTGCTTGTTATCAAACTGCATTTCTACTACGCGTTCATCAATAGTAGAACTCACCTACGAATCAACTCCTTCCAAACAGTATTTGCCATCTTATCGAATACCGGCTGTAGCGCCGGATTAATATAGTCTCTTCCGACCACGTAGCCACCGTTATTGGTTCCATGGCCGTATTGTAGAATGACGGCAATGTTCACGCCGTCATTAATGTTTTCATTGGACCAAACGATAGAAACCCCACTGGAGGTTTCCTCGATGTCATATTTCCATGCTTCGGCAGTTCGTCCAGAATCTCTGGGAGTTGCCTCAGACAGTGCCTGAACGCCCATCTTTCCATATCTATTAAGAATGGTCTTATAGTCAAATCGAAGCACATGATGGATAAATTTAGTAGTTTTGCTGAAATTACCTTTATGACTAATTTTCAACATGGGTATTTACCCCTTTGATCCGTGCATCTTTCTGCGAGCCTCGTTCAAAGCCGCATTCTGACGATAAATGTCTGTACGACTCATCTTCTTAGGAGGCGAATTTTTAATGTTGCATACACGAATTAAAGTGATGAGCCTATTCAAATGCCATTTCTGGCACTCAAACGGAATTTGCAGAGCCACCATCCAGTAATAGATAAGCTCTGATGTGACAATTTCACGATTTTTCTTTTGGTTTTTGTCCTCACTAAAAGTTGTAGCTGTCATAGGGTCGGAAATATACTCATTGATCCTCTGCACCATGCCATTCGTGAGTCTTCGGTACACACTAGGGTCAACATTGTTATTGACCGTCATGCATCGAATATAGTCAATTGTTTCCTCTGGAGTTTTCTCAGCATCGCTAAGAAATGGTTTTTTCCATCTCGACTCCCATTTTGAAAGAGAAACCAGAGAATGCTCAAGCGACAGTACCTCGCGCTTATGCTGAATGAAAGTCTGAGTCTCTTGATCGAACTCTTCCGTTTCAGGGATTACAATCGTGAGCATTCTCCTCGTCCTCCTTTCGGGAAGTGCTTACTTAACGATATGTGCCTGCAGAGATGCCGGGATCTCAGCATTGCTCACATCAATGTCAGCAGGGATAACGGCCTTGATGAAGTCGGAAGCCTTGTTCGCATCAGTGGCCAGTTCCATGAACAGAATGTCATAAGCAGGAGTCTGAGAGAAAGCCTCAGACAGCTCCTTGGACTTGATGAAGCGCCGACCATCGGGGGACTTCTCGCCATAAGCCTTCAGGATCAGCTCCTTGAATACGGTGAGAATGCGAGCGCCATCCTGGGTCTCAACGATCTTCTCGATCATCTTGGTGAGACCGCCAGTAGCGGACAGCTCCATCTCGGTCAGCTCAGTCTTTGTCAGATTGAAGTAGAAACTCTCTTCTCTCTGAACGCCGTCAAAGTCGGTATAAGCAATAGTCTTCTTAAGCATTGTCAATTTCTCCTTTCAAAATAAAAAGGGCGAAGCCAGCTTTCCTGAATACTTCGCCCTAAAAATTGTTTAACCAGAAACAGTCATATCGCTGATAATCTCAGCAGGCATGGGAAGATGCGGTTCGGTGCTCTCGCCGCCAAACAGTTTGATCTTCAGCGCAGCCAGCTTAGTGGCATCAGCCTTGGTGGTATCGATTTCCATATAAGCAGTGGGCTTGAAGTTCTGATCCTGAATATTCACAGGAACAGGAACGGTGCTAACTTCCCAGCTGAAGGTAATAGCCTCGGGAGAGTCATTAATAGTCTGATAAGGCTTCTCAGAAGGAGAAGCAGTGCAACCCCACAGAATGTGAATCTTCTCGCCGTAGCTGTCCATCAGAGTGTCGTTACCAACAACCGTGGTCCAGCAGAAGCCAAAGACCTTACGGGGCTGCTGGCCAATCGTAACACCTTTAGCAGCATACACAGAGCCATCGCACTCGGCCCACTCATCGGGGTAGGTGTAGGCTTCAATAGTGGCCTTCACGTTCTCAGCAGAACGCATGGTCAAATACTTGATGTCATCGGCATACAGGTCGGTAGCATCAGCGCCCTCAGGGCTGACGGTAACAGCGGTCAGACCGTTCCATGCAACACCAAGAGGATAGGCATTGTTGGACATGACGTACAGAACACCATTCTTGGTGCCAGTCTCGTAACGCCGTTCGCCGACTGCGTCCCAAACGAGCTTACTCATATTGGTTTCCTCCTAAATTAATAAGAAATTATAAATACATCGTGATGCAGGTTGTCCGCTGTGAAATGTCGTTCATGCCGGCAACGCGGAAAACGCTGCATAATTCTTTCGGGGAGTTCATCATCAGGGTCACGATAAATCGCCATAACCTCATATTCGATGAATCCTCTGTATTGGCGGTCATCTGCTCGAATATCATTTCGATTTCGGACAGAGTACACTATGCAATTGTATTTAAGCTTCACAGACTCCGGGGGCTGGAAATAAACATTCCTAGATCCGAGGGTGCTGCAAAGTTCTTCGTGCAGTTCAAGCCGTCTCGCCATTGTATACGCCCCCGATAGTCAGAATAAGCCGGGGGTATTGCACGTCGACTGTAGTGATCTTCCATGCAGCCCCCAGCCACTTTACATATTTAATTGTGTGAAAGTGATTCAGAGCATACGGGTCGGCCAGAATGGAAAGCCGATTGCTTACATCCAAATTATCGTTGGTGCTCTCGCCTTGGCTAATACGGCGGTTGTTCTGCAAAATATCGCCAGCGTACATTTTCTCCTCAACACTTGGAGTCCATACGCCAGGAGAAGTTTCGGTTGTTACGCCATAACCGATCGGCCCGTAAAACTTACCCATAACTTAAGCCTGAGCGTGCTCCAGAACGATGGCAGAGTAGATACGGGTGTTGGCGCCGGACATACGAGTCTCGAGCAAGGACTTCAGCTGGTTGAAGTCAATGTCGAAGTCGGTGAAGTGAGTGATCTCGCCGCCCTTGGTGGAGCCGACAGCGTAGTCAGCCAGGTTCATCACGATAGCGTCCAGAACCATGGTCTTGGCAGAAGCGCCCTCGCCCTTGGTGCGGGTCTTACCGGCCATCTTGGATACAGCATAGATGTTGTTCACGCCCAGAGCAGTAGCAAGCTCTCCCTTGTTGGCATAAATACGCCGGCCATTCAGATCCTTAGCCAGCAGCATCTTGTTGACGAACTGCTGAGTGCAGAACATATCAGGAGTGCCGGTGCCGCGGTAATCGATCTTGGCATCCAGCAGAGCCTCGATAGCAGCCTCGGACATGATGTAGCTCTCACCAAAGTGAGCGCCGGTCTCGGAGCCATTCATCTCATTGTCAATAACGAGCTCCTTGTGGATGGTGTAGAGGTCATCGTCGGTCCACACAGGACGAATATGGGTATCTTCGATCTTACCGTCGGCACCATCAACGCGGCCGTCGCCCAGCAGAATAGCAGTAGCAACTTCCTCATTCAGCTGCAGCTTGTCGATGTTATACTGGTATGCGACGTAATCGAAATCGGTGATATCGACAACATCATCACGGTTCAGAGCGCTCTTTACATATACAGTCTGGGGATCAGTGGTACGCCGAACAGCCTGGTAGTTGCCGGCCAGAGCCTTCTGGGTGCCCTTTTTATAGCCACGAGCACGCAGGTCATCGATATTGCGAATATCAACATGGCTGGTGCGGATACGGCTAAAGGGGCTCTTATGAACCTTACGCAGAACCACATCGACCCAGCTCAGCTCATCGGTAACAAGCTCAGGGGCACCTGGACGAACATCATGGTACTCGGGGAACATGGGCTCGATGCCGGTCTCTCCGGTCACATAGGACTTGAAGCCGCTGACAGGTTCAGGATCGCCAGCGGCATGCATCAGAGCATTTTCCTCAGCGAAGGCTTCCAGAGCATTGCGGAAGCTGCCGTTCTTCTTAGCGGCATTCAGGATTTTCTCCTCATCGGAGTGGGACAGCACATTGCTGTTACGGGAAGTGCTTTCGTCAAACACATTGAACTTCATTTCATCTTCTCCTTCATCAGAATGCTGGGCTTCACCGCCCTCATCATCGTCGTCACCCTTGGCATCTTCCACGGCCATACCGATCACGGCATAAACAGCGGTCTTCTGCTCAGGGGTGAGAGTGTCAAACACTTCTTTAATAGTCTTATCTTCCTTGGCCATTTCCTTATCCTCTTTTTCTTCGGGTTTTTCTTCATCGGAATGAGCCAGGTAGATAGGCTCGCCGGTATAGATCGTAGCTTCATCATCGAACTCCTCTATCTCGCCATCAGCATGAGCGAGTACGGGGAAATCGATCAGGGCGCCGGGATTTGCACCGGCCAGGACCAGGCTGACTTCCTTAATCATCCCATGCAGCACATCGCCTCCACGCTGCTGAAGCTGGTTAGCATAAATAGACAGCGCAGTGACATCCTTATGCTCAACCAGCGCCTTGGCATTCTGGCCGGCTTCAGTGTCATTGAACGAGCAGTATGCATAAACGCCCTCGTCACGATTCTCCAGAAGAGCATGACCAAGGACGTTCATAGGATCATTATGCTGATGCTGCCACACCAGAGGAACAGTCTGACCGTCATTGTCCTTAAATGCATCACGGCGGATCGTACGACCGTCAGAACACTTAAGATCGTTTTTAGTGGCCCAACCACCAAAATCAAACTTTGCTCCCATTTTGAATTCTCCTTATTACATTTGCGGTTCCATTGCCATGGATGGGTCCTCAAACTCACCCAAGCCGGACGATGCAGAATCGGCGGCATCAGCACTGGACTGGTTAATGTTCTTGTTTCGAAGTTCATCGGCCTTAGGATCACCAGAAGGCTTAAAGCCGATCAGACCTCGGACTTCATTGGACGACAGGATCTCATTTCGAGTAAACTTATCGGCAATGTCAGCAATGCTTGACACAGGGACAAGCTTGAACGGATCCTGGAAGAAAAGAATAGACTGCCCTTGAGTTCGAGCAGTCTTTGTCAGGAATTTTCGACTCATCTCTTCGGCAAATGCCGTGCAGATCGGGGCGATGATCCTGTTATTATAGTTCATCATAGTCTTTTCGTCCGCCGTCCCATTCAAGATTTCATTCGTGATACCAAGCTGGCTCATTAATGTCTCAGTCAGGTATTTCACTTGGTCTATCAGATTGTTTTCGATCGGACGATTCAACTGTGTGATCTTTTCAGTGGCATCGGTATACGCAATGCCATACTTGCTGCCGGCCAGCTGCATCTCAATGTTCTTTCTACGCTGCTCGGCCTGTGCTTCTCTTGCCTGGGATTTGATTACATAAGGAAGCTGGATGATAAGATCCAGTTTACCGGCGCTGCTTTGTTCGTCAACGGCGTCAAGCAGATTTAGCTTTTGAAGCAATCGCTTAAGAGTCGAGTTTGGCTCATTCATCACGGAATAGAACGGATTCTCAACAATCGCGACCATCTTCTTCGGCAAAACTACTTCCTGACGTTTGCCGGTTTTCTCATTGTATACAGAAACTCGAACTCGATCTGGCATCCATTCCGTAATCTTCCCAGTGCGAAGAGTATTGATGTCATATCCGCCAGTATTATTGGGATTTAGAGTAGTATCTACAGGCACCAGAGCAACCACGCCTTCGTCAAACATGGACATAATAGCATCCTGTCGAAAGACTCGGCCGGTCTGATCCAGGTTCGCTTCGGTGCAAAGGCAGTTGTTCAAACCGTCTTCGATTGTAGAGACATAGCGTCCGTTAATATCCAGGCGGACATGCTTCATATCAACCGATGCAACATCAGCTGCAATACGATTGAAAATCGAGTTAATGATGGATCGCTCGTTTCCGAACGAAAGCCGTCGTTTACCCGGATTGTAGGAAGACCCACTGTAAAACACATTGGCTCCTGTGTAGCCTGGAGTGGGGTCTTTGTTATTAAATGCATTCCAGGCGTGTTGGAGCCTTTCAGAAAATGAGGGCATTTAGTGACCTCCTACTCATCATTTTCTCCCTGAATATGATCTATTAGGGTTAAACACCTTAATGTTAACCATGGATGAGCTGGAAGACGGCTTCTTCTTTGTCTCCTGCTCCTTATCTTCTTTCAGCTTCTCCTTTGCCTGAGAGTCAATTCTCTGCTGAGATTCGGCAAACGTCGGAGGATTCTTGGCGACCTCTTCCTGCTGCTTCAACTTCAACTGGTCAAGCTCATACTTAGCCTTAATGACGCTCTTCTTGGCAGAAATATACTCTGGATCGGCAGAAGGAGTAATGCCATTTGATAATGCCACTCTGGCAATCAGTTGCATACGCATTAGTTCAGTCTGAAACTTGGTATTAGCATCAGAGATCTGCTCATCCAGCTTCTTCTCCTCTTTGGAAACTGGAATATCTTCCATATTCTTAGGCTCTTCTGGAGGAGTAGGCATATTATCGACAGCCTTATTGATGGCTGCAACATTTTTCTGAGATACTCCATTAGGCTTAGTCAAAGCTACGGAAGAACTATTAGAGCTGCCAGAAGAATAGGATTTACCGGAAGTGCCTTTAAGTTGAGCAGTACGCTTCATGCCCTGAGTCTGAGCTTTGACAATAGCAGCGGTTGAACGTGCAACGCTGTTGAACTCCGCAGCTTTCTGCTCTCCCCACTTCATGCCTTTTACACCATAGTGGCAGAGGTCAAGCTGACCAAAGCGGTCTTTTGCAATGTAATAGCTCATAAATAGCCTCCTTATTCGAACGCGTCTTTATTTACTTTGTATGCCACATACGCGTCGAGTAATGCGGCCACATTATCGATCTTCTCCTGACGACGCTTCTTGAGCAACTTGCGGTTTCCATTGGTGTCTTCAAGGGTAATGCAGTTGCCCATAGTGAAGGTCATCAAAGCTTGATCAAACAGCAAAGCTCTCTGCTCTGCATAAGTCTTTAACTCGCCGAGAGGAACCGACTCGGTCTTAGCTCCCTGAGGAACTTTCTCGATTCCGAAAGGCCCATTCTCGGCTTCCCATCTTTCCACAAACTCCCTAGCATTATATGGGTCAAACCCAAAACACCGAACATCATAGCCGGTGTCTACAATAAATTGATCGAGATCTTCGTAAACTGCCATCATGTCCAGAACCGTGCAGTCCAAGACGATAAGACTTCCTTCGCTAATGAATTCGTCATACTTGGCTCGCATAGCCGGAGGAAGCTTAGACAGAGTTATAGAGGAAATATAACTTCGGACCTTAACACCATATCGGTCGCCTTTCAGCGGAAACAGGAACGTAAATGCGCAAAAGTCATCGCCCTGAGAAAGGTCAGCGCCAAGAGCACAAGGCATAGACCAGAAATCTCTTCTTCGATGCGGAAGAGTCTCCTCATAGGTAAAGAAATATGTATAGCCTTCCATAGGGAGATTGAACCGCTTGGCAAGAATATCGTTCCTGGCTGCAGGCGCTTTTTCGGCTCGCTCGACATCGAGCTGATAGGTCTCATAAGTTACAGTTCTTCCGAGATTCGGGTTGGCCTTCAACCAGGTCGAAGGATCCGAAACTTCTCGGATGTCATCAAGTTTGTAATACCAGATGGAAACATGCGGATTAATGTACTCTCCCTTCAGGATTTCCATTAATTCCATTTTGATTGTGTCGCCGGCGCTGTTTCGAACTGTGCCTTCCGAACTTGTGGCCAGGATGAGATAGTCATCCAGCTTGGAAGCACCCTGTTCGATGGCGCCAATGACATCTTCCCGAATATCACCGGAAAGCCACTCATCGACAGTCGCCACTTTACACCGCAAGCCCTGAAGCTTGTCGATGCTCATAGGACGTATCTCAAGAAGTGAGCCAGTAAGAAAGTTCTCGATGCCCTTCTTAGTGGAAGCCAGCTTCACACGATTGGCTTTAGATCCGGTTGTATTCTGAAGAGAGCCCTCTGTAAGAAATTTAAACAGAGGGCCTCGAGCACGTGTGATAGCAGTACGGATAGGAGACAGAACTTCTTCCGCCTGCTTCATGGTCGGAGCAGTTGTGATCTGATGCGTAGTGGACGGATCAATATTCAGAAAATAGCTCTGAATGGTACTGTCGTACATGGACTTTGCAGCACCTCTGGTAATGATGAGGTACTGCTTGTTCACAAGTCTCTTCTTGATCCGTCGGGTCACATAGCGCCCACCATGATTGTCAGGGCTTGGAGTATACACGGATCTCTCAACGTAGTAATACCATCCAAATATCTCTTCTGCCCACAACTTAAATGTGTCCAGGAGATTGAGATCTGAACCATCGGTCAGTGTTAGTTCATTCTCACAAAACCGAACATATCCTTCCACCGCTTCGTCGTCATAATAAAACGCGGGGTTATCGATAAGGTCATCGATTCGGTTCATCTCCATCGAGATCTCTCGATTGACTGGTATCTCCCCGCGCAAGACCTGTTCCCGAAATTCTCCGTAATATCTGGGAACAGCGGTGTTTGATAGGCTCATTTAGTCATCCTTATCACGTTTCTTGAGTAACTCGTCAATATCTGTCGGAGTAAGATTCTCACGAATCTTCGACAACTTGGCGAATTCATCAGTAGTTATTTTTCCAGACTTCAAAGCATCAGCTAACTTCTTCTTTTTAGAAGCGGTTTCTTCTTGCTGTTTTTGGCGCTTTTCTTTCTTTTCGCGCTCGCTAGGCTGGCCAATTTTCTGCCATGCATTGTCGGCATCGGCAAAAGAATTATGGACATCGGCAATAAAATTCCATGCATTTTTCATTTTCTCGCCGGCATCTCTGGCCGAGTCAATCTTTTTCATAATTTTATCGAAAGACTTTTTTCCAGATGCAACTTCTTTAGCTGACAATTCAGATAGCCTACGCTCATTGTCAAGTCTGTTAAGAGCTGCTTGCATCTCTTGATTAGTCAAATGCCCTTTATACGTAAGTAATTCAGTAGCATTTCCTCGTTCAAGAGCATTCTTTTTGCCTTCCTCAAAAGCCTTTTTAGCAGCTCTTGCCTTCCTAGCTTTTTCGAGATTTGCAGCCCGCTGTTTAGCTAATTTCTTTGCGTTGCTGGGCTTATGCCTTGGGTTAGATGGCCCAGCATAGCGATTCTTGCCGGCTGGGGTTAAAGAACCATCTTTATTCTGATAGCGCCTTAAACCCCATTTCATGCCAAGAATGCCATGATGGGCTAAATACAATTCATACATTATCTTGGCCCTCCAACCGACAAGAAAGAGAGAGCCTAGAAACTTCCAAGCTCTCTCAATTCTTGTGCTAGGTTAATTACTCAGCGGCCCGAATCATTTCAATGAAATGACGAACCTGCTGACGTTCATAGTCTGAGGAAGCCTCATCCATCATGCGCTCGAGACAAGCAACGGCACGGTCATTGATGCTATGCCTGCTGTAACCACGATCGTCCTGGTAAGAAGCATCCATCCTAGGCCCCATCATAGAGGACCGATACTGATTGCCGGAATATCCGCCGTTATAACTCATCGAATCTCCATAGCTGACTCTAGGCATGCCGGGGGACTGGCGATAAGAAGTAATGTTGTAACGACGGGGCTGAGCGTAAGGCTGGGAGTAAGGATCACATCCAGAATACTGAGGATCCGGACGCTCCTTCATCTCACACTCTTCGATCTTGCCTTCGAGCCAAGTAAGAAGTTCAAAGCCATCAACAGCAGCCTTCGTTTCAGCAGCGGAAACATCGTTCTTCTTTCCGAGAGCCTCGATGTTCTTCTCGGTAAGCTGTTTAAGCTTCTTCAAAGATTCAACATCCATTTTGAATTTCCTCCTTACTGCTCAATGCGAATGATAGCGTTACGAACGCTAATGGGGATGGGACTGGTATTACGGACAGTAACCGTCTGGCAGCAGCCATAGAAAATAGGAACGGCAGCTTCTCTCGAAATACTGTTGTATTCTTCGACTGCAGTCGGGGTGCTCTCCATGATGGTCCCATTAAGAGTCGCGCCATCCACGGCAATTGCAACCGTGATAGGCCCGAGAGTTTCACCAGTAGGAACTGCTACGTTTGCCCCAAAACTGATCTTGTAGTTAACAGTCTTAGGCCCAAGGCAGCAACACTGGCGAGAATTGTAGCACTGCGGATTCGCCGGACGTCCTTTCACAAGAAAGGATCCGGTATCATCCCTGTGCAGCACAAGTGAGCGAGTACAACGTACCGTGTTTTCGGTAAAGGTAATGGACTCGCCGGGGTTCACGATCTGATCGGCAACGCTAGTCCATTCGGCCATTGTGCCACCCCCTTACATGCCACAACCGCAGCCGCTATTCTGAGTGCAGCAATTGGGATTCTGAACGATATACGCGGGCATGGGAACCGGGCGCAGATACTGTTCGATAGCAGCAGTCTGAGCCGCCTGAGAAGCAAGAATCTGGGCGGTCTGATCATTCTGAGAAGCACGACGATTTGCCTCATTAAGCTGAGCCTGCAGATCAGCAATACGCTGGTTCTTGCCATCCATCTCGAGCTGGCAAATCTTATCCATCAGAGAAGTAAAGCCCGCATTGGTGGAGTTAATGAGCGCCTGGGTATTCGCAGTATTCGCCGCCAGGACATCGCGAATGCCATCACTTACGGCAGCACGATCCGCGCAAGCTTCCGTCGCCACCGTGTACTTGAGATCGGCAGTAGCCTGACGATTCTCGCAGCAACAATTCTGCTGAGCCATGGCAAGACCATTAATTGCCTGCAGGACATTAGCCTGAGCATTGCAACGGGAAACCTCCGCTGCTGCAAGACCGTTGTTGAGACCGGCAATACCGCTCATGATTGCAGACTGATCAAAACCGCGCTGAACATCGTTCTGAGTGTTGGCAGCCATGAAAGGCATACCGCCGCCAAAACCGCCAAAGCCGCCGCCCCAGCCATTATTGGCAAACAGCAACAGAACGATCAGCCACCAAGCACCATCGCCACCAAAGAAACCATTATTGCCCCTATTATTGCCGAGGACAGCGGCCATATCGGCAGCAGTCATGCCACCATTACCTTCGCTATAAGACATTTAAAGGTCTCCTTCAAAAATAAGTTTTATACTAATCCCTTGGCCAAGGTCGTATAACAAACTCAGTAATTGCGTCCAGTCACCTTATTCGCTTGCTGACGCAAATAATCAAACTGCTGCTGGGTCATTTCGCCATTTTGAATTTTCTGGCGAACAATCTGTTCAGGGGTCATTCCAAGCTGAAGGACCATGTTCTTTGCAGATTCCTCGAGTTGCCGCATGATCATGCTAGGATCAAGACCAGGCTGACTGATCTGATTACCAATTCCTGCAAGAAACTGGTCAAGCCCAGAGCGAGGCTGATAACTAAATCCGCCAGAGTTTTGCTGAAAAGACTGGTAAAAAGGATTCATGCCGTTACTCCTTCCACATTAAGAAAGCAGCTGTTCCAACTTGTCATTCATTTGCTTGACAAGATCGAATAGCTGCTGATGCTCTTCTTTGGTCACGAATTTTGCTTCAGGACCGAAAGACAAATCTTTAGTTGTGTAATCCATTCGGTGGATCGGACTCTTAATATTTCCATCCTGGTCTGTCTCACGCATGTAGATGATCGGATTATCGGTGTCATGGAAATATAGCTGCTCGGATGGTCCTTTCGGGTAGCTGAGAACTTCTTTAGGGATCTCGCTTCCATTATCGAACGTACAATGAATCCAGATCGCATTACACTTCAGCTGAGGCTGTGTATTTGCCTGCTGAACAGGCGACGGGGCCATTTGCTGAGGAATTGCTGGAGGATTTGTTCGAACAATATACGGATTGTTCCCTACTCCAAAATCTGCCATGTTTATTCTCCTTTCGTCCAATAATAAATTGGATTCTCTCTCCCGGAGTCCCAGGTATCGTAGTAGTTTCCATCAACCACAGTAACTACATGTTCGTCCAAAACTAACAGATAACGGCCAACTGGATGGTCGATACAAAAGTCCTGTACAGTATACCGATACAGATACTCGTCCGGAATGAAGTATCTTTTATAGCCTTTCTTCAACAGAAACTGTCCCCAAGTTTTGTTTCCGGAAGGCATATCTTTTCGAATAAAGCCCTGAAAGACGGTGTTCGCATATGCCATATCCCAATCCATGTCTAACAATCGGCAAATTGCTCTAATTGTGCAATCCCCAACAAATCGATGCTCAGGATTTGGATTATAGAATATAAAACTCATGGTGTTTCGGCAGACACATTAAGCCGCCATTCATATTCCTTGGCCATTTCCTCAAAAGACTTTAGAACTGCTGAGCTGGAAGGAGGATCGAACTGCAGCTTTACTTTCAGGTAAATATAAGTTTTCACAGTATCGAGCTGCTTTGGCTGAACCATAAAATCATCCCACGTCTCTGTTCCATCCTCAAGTTTAAATGGTTTATTCTGTGGGCCTACACCTAACTGAAAAAGAACACCAAATAAAGAGTTGATGAACAATGTAATTGGCGTGTCGAAATGATTATAATCGACCTCGGAACCAAGCATCAACTTAATTGAGTCCAGAATGTTTTCTTCCATTTCTTTACCTCCATGGGCATGTGTCATTTGGGCTTCGCTCAAGCGGCTTTAAAGAAGGAAGCAAAGAAGTATCCCCGTAATGAATTGCCTTGTGTGTCAATTCGGACACACAAACGGCGTTCTCAGGATCGAACAATTTTGCGCTTCTTTGAAGAACATCTTCGGGCGTAATCGGATTAAGATGATGGACCACTATAAACCGTCCTTGAATCTCAAGCTCCTTCCACGCCATATCACAGCCCATGTCTCGTATGATTATCTCTCGCCTGAATCGCTTCCATTCAGGACTTTGGTAAAACGATTGGTTTAAATATCGGTCAAAGCCAAAAGTCTCTGCGCCGATAGATCCGCCAAGTTTTAGGTATTCGAATCGGCCAAAATATGAATCGATCGAGATGAGATCAGTATACGTCCTGATCATCGTACTCATCCTCATCAACCGGCGGCCGATAAGATTTGAACGCATTGATGGCATCAGCATACAAAGCCTCAATTCTCTTTGCAGATTGCAGAGCTTCAGTCTTCGCGGTCATCAGTTCGTTCTTCTTTTCAATCATCTCTAGCTCTTTCTTCTCTTTTGCAGAGCCTAAGCGAAGAAAATGAACAACTTCTTGCGATGTAGCAGTGCCATTTCGTAGTCGTTCTTCCGCCAGGGAGTAAGCTAAAGCAATACACTTCTTCTCTTGTGCCTCTGGAGAAGTAGCTGGAATACTTTTAGTCTTGTTCCAGGCAGTTTGAATCATCTTCGGGCGTGCCATTCCCTAGTTCACTCCTTATTTGCTATAGAATATAACGGTTCTTTCATAGTTTTAGATACCTTTTAGAGGGGCCTAGGAGGAGGTGAAAAGGAGGTTACTCTTGAAAGGAGTGGCTGGCAAGGCCGAAAAAGAGATAGAAAGGAGGACAAATGAGGAAACTGGCATAAAAATGCCTGGAATACAACCTAGGCCCCTTTAAAAAGCATCTAAAATATCAATCCCCCGGGGAATTTTTTAAG